TGATTTTAGCAGTGATTGTTGGTGAAAAAATATCCTCGTAATAATCAATCGAAACAGCACCTAACTTTAGATCAACAGTTCTCTGTTTATCATTAGATTCTAATATTAGTGTTTCGTAGAGTGAAGAACCGGATGCTGACATTTAAGTATATGCTAAATCTGTTAGTAATTTTCTTTTCATAATACTATTTAACGAGGCACCCATAACAATAGTTGGAGAAGATCCTCCTGATTGTCCCATCATCTGTGGTGGTGGTGCTTCTTCTTCTATAATTATCATTGTATTTTTTGGTCCTGTCGAATATCCAATATCAGGCATCATTCCTGGAGATCGAGAGATTGCACTTGATCCATGTCCTAATCCTGCACCACCAAATCCAGCATTTGATAATACTTGTCGCACTCTTGCAGAACCATTATATTCTCGTTGTCCGATTGCACCACTACCACCCCACTGTCCTCCAGGAACATCAATTGCCAAGTTTGCTCCGTGCCATCCAGGATCTCCCGGTCTATATTCACTACCTACTTGTATTCCTGCCGCACGTAATGCTGCCTTTGCTCTCTCTTTGTCTTGGAGAGTTTTAAATGCAATATGCTCATGATAATTTGATTCTCTTCCATGACCATTATATTCAAAGTTTGGGTGCCTTCTATCTCCTGTAATATATTCTACAACATTTCCTCCACCACCACCATATTTTCCACCACTACCACCTTCTTGACCTTCAACTTTACCACCATATTTTTGATACATTTGAAGAAACTTTTCAGCACTATACTTTGCTTGAGATCCATAAGAACCACCCTTTCTCATTTGTGGTCCACCCTCAATAGATGCCCATTCCCCACCCAATTTATAAATCTCGTTTAATGACAGTCCATTTTTAATATTAACTCCCCGACCAGAAGTTAGTTTAAGTGCTGCTTCATCTTGTCTCGATGGAGTCATTGCTCCACCCATTACACTTTTCCAAGTTGTACTTAAAAATTGATATCTCCCTGCAGCATCGGAAGCAAGACCATTTGATGATCTTATTTGTTCTGGATGTTTTGAAAGATCATTAAACTGTGTTCCTGTAAATTGTGTATTATATCCTTGATTTTGATACTTAGAAGTTCCTTCCGCTTCTGCTATGGCATTAAGTAATGCTCTTGCATTTGGATCATCGATTGATACAGCACCACCAGATGCATCAGCACCACCAGAAGTTTCTCCACTCATATCAGCAGTCAAAGCATTCTTCATACCCTCAACATCAGTCTGCATTCCTTTAAATGCACCATCCATTTCAGCTAATGCACTTTTTAATTTTCCTTCACTATCTGTAAAATCAAAATTCTTTAAATTTTCATATCCAGCAACGACCACATTCTTTAATCCTGTAAACCATTTTCCAACATTCTCAACAAAACTCTTCAAACTATCAATAAGAAGATTTATTCTTTTAATTAAATCTTGAACAAACTTTATAATCTTTGGTAGATTATTAAATAACCACCCAAGAAATAAAGTTCCAATAAAATCTAAAATCCTCTCAAAAAAACTTTTACCGGGAATTGATCCAAGTTTAGGTTTTTTTATACTAAAAGTTTCTATAGTTTTTTCTTTTTGTCTTCTCTTATTTCTCTCCATAAGTTTTTTATTAAAACTTCTACTTCTTGCGATATTTTCTCTCTTTACTTTAGTCTTTTTAAGAACTGCTCTACGAAGCATTCCTCCACTTCTACCAACTCCCCTTGCTCCACCAGAAAGAACTGAACCAGCACCTTTGGCAAACATCGAACCTATTCTAAGTGCTCCTGCTGCTACTGCTGCTACTGCCATCTTAACCTACCACATTATAGAGAAGTTGAGAATACATCGTATAGAAATTACTTGGATCTGCCGAAGCAATCAATGGAACATCTGTCGCAGATCCACTCTTAAGTGGTTGTCCCTGCATCTGTCCTCCAGAACCTCCAACTTTCTTATAAATTACGGTTGTATTTCCACCACCAGATACTGGTCCTGGTGCTGGCATTGAAGAAGATGGAGAAGAAATTTGTGCGGCAGGCATTGCTCCTGGTGCTGCCGGTGCTCCTGGTGCTGCCGGTGCTCCTGGTGTTGATGCTACTTTAGAATCATATTTTTTATCTTTTCCTTCATATGGAAATATTTTACTTACTAATCCCGTGGGATCCTTTTCTCCAATACCCATAACAGTTTTATTAAATCCTTTGAAGAGATTATTATCCCATGATTTATCCCATATACTATCAATTCCTCCCATAACTTTATCACCTAACCAAGCACCAGCAGTTCCACCAGCAAAAGAAGTTAAAATATTAAGTCCAGGAATTGGAACCGATCCACCAAGAATAGCAGCACCACTGGTCATTAATGTTTTTAATATTGCAGGGATAATTGCTTGTGCAGGAGACATTCCTTGATTTGCTCTTTTTTTAACATCAATGACTCCAAATAATATAGGAAGAAGTCTAGATAGTACCCCCACTTTTCCAAGTGATGTTCCAATTTTTTTTAAATTTTCTGGTTTAAAAAGACCAAGTGCATGTTTACCAAAGTTAATGAATGGTTTTGAAGCCCATCCAACAAGTTTTCCCCCAGGACTATTTTTTATAAAATTAAGAACTCCTTTAATTGCTTTTATAGGAGTACTTCCTGTAAATCTTTTAAGAATATTATTAATTATTTCTTTTGCACCACCTCTAAAAAATAATCTTGCTTTGTCTCCAAGATTTGCTTTTCCTTGAATTTTTCTTGAAAAAGAATCATTAAATCTACTAATACTAGAATTACTTCTTAATGGTTTTCCAGTTGTTGGATCTACATTTTTTCCATAATTTAATCTAGAACTACCTCCTGTTCCCCCAGAACCACCACCAGCACCAGGTTTTCCACCACCAGCACCAGGTTTTCCACCACCAGCACCAGGTTTTCCACCACCAGGAGGTTTTGGTTTTCCTGTGACAAGTTCTCTAAGTTTTCTAAATGCAAATTTAAATGGTGCAGCAATAATAGCAGCAGTTATCGCACCAATAGTACCAATAATACCAAGTATTCCACCATTCAATAGTGCGAATATTCCACCAACAGTTAAAAGAGTTTTTCCAACTTCTGCTGCTATTGATTCTAATTTACCAATATTACCTTCTGCATTTGCTTTTATTGCCTCTAATCCTTGATTTGTTAACCACCCTCCAAGGAGAGTCATAAAGAGTTCCATCAAGGTTCCAAGAACTCCTCCTGCTTTTTTTCCTACTGCTTTTACTGGAGAAATTAACCCTTTAGTTATTTTTTTCTCTAATTGCTTCTCTTCACCACTCCTAAGTTTCTTTTCTTCTACTTTTTCTACATCTTTTTCATATTGTTTCTGTGCCTTCTTCTCAAGTTCTGCTTCCTTATTTAATGTCTTTGCCAAAAAAGAAACATCATTTTCTAATACAAAAACTCTTTTAGATAAAACTGTAACGTTAATATCTGGAGTGATTGTAGATGGTGTTGTTTTTACAAGTGCTCCTGATTTCTTAAAAACATTTGCAGAACTTACATTTCTTTTCTGAAATAATAATTTTCTTTCTCCAGCAGATAAGTACTCTCCCGTATAGGGATTTACCCCAGTATTAGCAATCTTACTAGGAGAAATTTTACTTCTCCTCATATTTAATTGTGGTGCTCTGAAAGATTTATTGGTTACCACTATTTTGCTGCTGTTTTAATTTTTCTTCTTCAATATATTGCTCTAATAAAGTAAGATAAATGTCCTTCTCCCAGGGTATCATATTTTCTAACTCTGTTAAGCTATATTTATGATGCTGCATCAGGGCAAATGTTACTTGGTAGTATGACGCAAGGTCAGTATGCGCCATACCTATGCGAAAAAACTGGAAAGACCTTCCAATACAACATCACTTTCGACCCCAGTATTTGGATTTTTTAGTTTTACAGTATGTGAAAGTTTTGGCATTGTCTCAAAGAAATTCTCAACTTCTTTAAATTGTTTGGAACTCAATTGCTCAATAAAATCAAGCATTTCTTTCTTACTACAATCAGAAGAATTCCATGACTCTTCTTCATTATAAATTTGCTCCACCGAAGAAGCAATTAGTTGGAATGATTCATCCACACCAAACTTACCATCAAAACTAAAATTAGATTTAATGAACTCATCTAGAGAAGGATACTTCATTCTCATAGTTAGATTTTCATCTAATACAATATCTCTCGAATGATTTTTATCAGATTGAACCTTAATATCATCGAGATTGATAACTACAGAAACTTGCGTCTCTTCATCATCCGGACAAGTCAATAATACTTCAACATCTTCTCCGACAGATTTGCCTCTGATATTTAAGAAAAGATATTCAATATCAAAAGTAGATAGTTGTTCTACTTTAATACCTCTAGAAAGAATACAGTTGCCGATTACAGTTTTGATAGCAGTCGTAATTTGTTTCTGATCTTCAGATTCCATTGCAATGATTAGAATCTTTTCTTCCTTAACTAAAAATGGTCTGTATCTAATTTTCTTTTTAGTCGAAGGCAATTCCAACTCATATATTGGAGTATTAATTTTAGGTAAAGGCATAAAAACCCATTATAAGTTCAGTTGTAATTATTTAGAACGGATTAAGCAATATTATTTGGAAGAAATACTTCAGAAGGTTGAAATGGTCTAGTAGGATCGGAAGGACCAGTAAAAAAGTCTCCTGTTTGACCTTCTATATTGACAGATCCTCTATTATTACTAGTTTCATCTTTCACACTCTTCGATGTTAATTTACCAGAAACATAACGCTCATATTCAAATGAAGCACTGACTTTTAATATATCAGAAGTTCCATAAGAAACTGGAATAGATGTTAAATTTTTTGGAAACAACTTAAAGAATTTATATTCCAATTCTTTATCACCATTTCTATCAAATTTTATAATTTTTGTCTGATCGCATTTATATTGTTCTGGAAACTGCATTCTATAATAATATCCAGGACCAGCAGATGGTGATTGCCCCCCACTTACAATATATTCCATCCAGTGCTCTAGAAACTTAATCATTCTATAATCAGAATCAACATAAAATTCTAATTGCATTTCAGTAAAAATTCGGGTATGTGCCATCTTCTCCTGCATACCCATAAAGTTTCCATTGATATCCGCAGTTGCTAATGAACTACCAGGAATGGAAGCAGAAGAACATAATAAACCAGATTCTTCTGTAATAAATCTCGTATTTACTCCTCTTTCATCTAAATATCCACTCAATTGACTATTCAACCCACCAAACATGACCTGATAATGAGATGTCTGTGCAAGATTAGTAATTAAGGGTTTAAATTCTGATATTTTTTTAATTCTCGGCACTCTAAATACCTATAAGACTACTTGATTATTAGTTATTTAGATGGCATATAAAGGAAATTATAGACCTTCTTCCCCAAAAAAGTATAAGGGCAATCTACATAACATCGTTTATCGTTCCTTGTGGGAACGTAAATTTATGATTTATTGTGATAAGAATGAAAATATTTTAGAATGGGCAAGTGAAGAATTAGCAGTTCCATATCGTTCCCCAATTGATAATAGAGTTCATCGTTATTTTCCAGATTTTTATATTAAAGTCAAAGAATCTAACGGAACAATCAAAAAGAAGATTATTGAAATCAAACCTCAAAAACAATGTATAGAACCTAAAGTTAAAAAAATAACATCGAAAGGTTATATATTTGAAGTCGTTGAGTATGCTAAAAATCAGGCAAAATGGAATGCCGCCAAAGAATGGTGTTTAGATCATGGTTATGAGTTTCAGGTGCTCACGGAACATGATTTAGGAATTAA